ATATCTGTAGAGAATGTTGCAATTCCAATTGGTTGATTGATAGTTCCATACTCTGTCATATAAGTTTCACTACCATCATGAAGAACATTAATTGTAGTCATATTATAGTTAGTTCCCTGAACAGCTTGGACTTGAAAAACTGCTGATCTACAAACTGTTGCACTAACAGATGCAACTGATGTTGCTACTGTGGTTGTAGTGGTTGTTGAAGTTGATGTTATATCTACTGCAGATAAATTTATAGTTGAAACCGAAGCAGTTGCTGCAGTAACAGCATTAGAAACATTCAACGATATTAACGTTCCAACAGAAGTCAGTGAAGAGTTTACGACTCCACTTCCAAGTGTTGTTGAACTTAATACATCGGTGCCATTAATCTTATAAGTTTTACCAGAGGTAAGATTGAAGTTCTCGCTTGACTTCAGTGCGGTATTCGTGTGATCATATAATAAGGTATTGTCTGGTCCAATTTTAATTCCAGCGCCATCGGCAAGTAAATCAGTCGTTGCGGTGGATGCAATACCAACAATAAAATCAGCAAGTTCAATCGTTGCAGAATTAATGATGGTCTGTGTTCCATCTACAAGTAGATCACCTTTAATTCTGACAGCACCAGTATTATCGCCAACTGCTGCTGGGTCAATAATAAATTCCGCTGGTCCACGAAGTTCTCCACCCAGTGTTACATTACCAGTAAATGTAGAGACACCCGTTACGAAGAGTTGAGATGTTGATGTTCCACTACCAGCAACAGTAAGAGCACTGGTTGGATTTGTGATTCCTATACCAACGGAACCAGCAGTAAAGTAAATATTGTACGCTGTGCTGCCTACACCAACACTCCAAGGGTTGACAGCTATAATTGTGACACCAACTCCAACGGCTCCTTGATCCTGCTCAAGATATAATTTACCGTCATAGGTGTTAATGGCTAACTCACCAAGAGCTAATTGATCAGTTGTCGGAACTTTACTAGGCGTAGCTGAGCGCCTAATAAAAATTTTAGGATCTGCCATTCAACTCCATGTGTGGTATAAACCGTAGTCAACTCTTATGTAAGAGTTTTTTATTATTTATCGGAACTCATTTTCTTTGATATTTTTCTTTGCTCTTGAGGATAATTTTTGCAGATCTTCTTTTTGCTGAGCAACTTCTCTAGATAAGTTTTCATTTATGTCCATCAGTTTTTTAACTTTTGCTTCTGATGCGATAAATTGTGATAAGATGTCAAAAATTTTTTGTTGATATGTTACTATCAAATACTTATAATCCTGTTCGTCCATAAAAAAAGAGGGTATACACCCCCTTATTTAGAACTATATAGATGATATTAGAATGATCCACCGTCTATTGTGATATTCTCAAGATTTCTAGTTGAACCAGTGCAGGTGATGAGTTGAGATTGACCCGCACAGTCATTAATGAAAATACTTTCAACCTCAATAGAGGCATATGCATTTGCAGCAACTGTTAATACACTACTGGACTCTGACACATCATCAGCGAATACAATTCTAGAAACAGAATCATCCCAAAATACAGCAGCCTTCTTTGCAGATGATGTGTAATAATTAAAAATGATACCCAAATCAACATTAAGGTCTGAAGATGGAGCAGATGCATTAACAAGTCCAAGTTCAATCAAAGTATCTTCAACTGTTAATGAAGTTGTATTGACTTGAGTTGTTGATCCATTAATAAAAAGATCTCCACCAACAGTTACATTTCCACTAGTTGTCACTGTTGCTGCAGATAATGTGCCGGTGAAAGTTGGTGACGCGGAGAAGACAACAGATCCTGAGCCAGTTTCATCAGTTAAAGCAGCTGCAAGTTGAGCAGAGGTTGCGACTAAAGTGTTGCTACTAAGATTAATCGTTTTATTAGTTAAAGTAAGCGAGTTAGTCTCAGTGGCAACAGTTACACCTTCGACAGTTATGGTGCCAGCGGCACTTCTAGCGATTGTTGTATCACTCGCGTTTCCAAGTTCAAGAGTCCCACTAAGTGTCGTGGTTCCTGTAACTCCTAAAGTTCCAGACACGGTAGCATTATCATCTATTGTAACGGTTCCACCCGCAGAGTCAAGTGTTAAATTACCGGATAAGGTGTCAATTTCACTTGCTGCTGTAATTCCAATCTGAATTGCATCAATAACAGCACCAGTCGCAAATGTACCAATGCCAGAAAAATGAGTGTTTCTCCATCTTTGCGTTACAATACCAACATCAAAAGTTGCATCAGTATTTGGTAAAATGCTTGAATTAATATCGGCGCCAAATACAACATTATCGGTTGCTGCATCACCAAGAGTAATTGTGCCACCCTCAAATGTAACTGCTCCTACAAAGGTTGAAATACCAGATACTTTGAAATTATTTGTAATTTCTACATCATCAGTTAAACCGATTTGAACTTGATTATTAGTAACTACTGTATTAACCTCTTTTGCCGTGCCAGCAAATGTGAGTGTATCGGTGAGAAGAGCAACTGTGTCTGTACCAGTCCCACCAGCAATATTTAATGTTGCTGTATCAAAAGAAAGAACACCACTTCCATTTGTTTTTAAAAACTGTCCACTGCTTCCGTCAGCACTTGGAAGTATAAAAGTTGTGATACCAGACAGACTATCAGGTGCCTTTAACGTAATAAAATCTGTGCCATTACTAGTTCCTTCAACAAAATTTACACCACTACCCGTGGTTGTAGTATTCTTAGTCCAATAACGGTGTGAACCAAAAAATTTATTATTTGCAGTGGTACTATCAATACCAACATAAAGATCATGAGAGTCGGTTGTAAATCCAGGTTCACCTGCCCTCAAACCAGGGAGATTAGCAAGAAGACCTCTCTTTATCTGTAATACAGGAGCAGCCATCTTTTCTTACACTATTTTTACTATTTATTTATTTTAAAAGGCACCACCATCCAAATCAATTTTGTCATCAAGCGCAGTATCTAGTTCATTTGTAAAGGTGCTTGGTAATCCACCAGTAACTGCATTAGATAGCACAGTATCAGGATCTATTGCCACAAACTCTCCCGTGGATGAGTTAAAGGATAATACAAATCCGTTCTGAACGCCTGATAGATTTACATCTGATAAATCTGCTAAATTTGCCACTTGTGATGCTCCCTGTGTTTGAGATATTTTAAATTTTAATGTTGATTGTTGTTTAACTGAATAACTACTAGAAGATGAAACAGAAATTTTATAAGTCATAAAGATACCGTGTTATTGACCATAGCCATCCCTTGAAATATTTTTGTAACGTTTCCAGTTGTAGCGTGAGTTAATATCACATCATAATAATTGCGTCCCTCTGTCAAATCTGCTGTTATAGTAGATCCCATAGAAATTGCAATTTTACCAGTTGCAGTGGTAATCGTAGTGCTGAACGATTTTGATGAAGTTGCAGTAGGGTGTTTACGAATTTTTGCAGTTGCCGATTGATTTGCCAGTGAGAAAACAGAATCATCAGAATTTTTAACATCAAAAGTTGCTGAAAAATTTGTTCCTTTTTCAATCACAATATTGACAGTGGGTATAGTCATCGGACTTTTATATTTTTAAATATTTATTCTTTAACTCTTTTCCTGGTAATTATTTTAAGAGTGTTCAAACATTTTCATTTTTAGATTGTTGTTTAATTAATTTTGCTAGTTCCGCTGTGGATCCAACAAACAAAGCATTCGTAACATTTGTTGGTCCTTTTCCTTGCTTTTCCTCTTCAACTTCTCTCAGTTTCTTTTGAAGGTCCATTAATTTATCAGTTGCATCTGCCACGCTTTTAATTAATTGTCCAGCGACTTCATATGCTCTTGGCATTTCACTCTCTTGTGCTAATTCCAAAATTCCATTAATTGCCTCTTGACCCTTTTCAATTAAACTGTATAAATTTCCTCTTGTATATTCATAGTCTTTTTTAATATCTTCAGTAGAAAAATTTGTATTTTCAACTTTTTGAATAGCACCTTCATTTTCTTGTGATACTATTTCACTATCAACATTAAAAGTTTCATTAAGGTCATCAAATTTTTTTGTCATTTTCATGTTATGTTTCCACTAAATCCAAAATCATCACCATCTGGAATTAAGAGATTATCCGCCGATGTAATTGATTTAACAGGATCTCCTTTTAAATGAGTTGTGGCAGTTGTTTTATCTTGACCTCTCTTGACTGTTAAATTATTTCCAGATTTTGATACTACATAAACCTCTTCATCTCCAATATCTAAATAAGTGTTCGTAGATATTGATGCTGCGCTGTCAACAGGAATTAATACATCAAAGGCAGTGACATCATTTGCCAACGTGGTAAGAATTGTTCCGGTGTAATTTTTAATTGCTCTTGGAGTAGAAACAAATGCAAGTTCTCTGGTTGTATTTGTGGGATCTGTTCCAGCAAGAAAACTGACTTTTGAAGTTTTGATAATATCTTTTGTTGCTGTTGTGACAGGACCAAAAAGAAATGTTTTTGCAGTGAATCTTAATGTATAAAGAAGAACTCGCCTTGTTGAAAAATCCCCTTCATAATCGTCTTGCATCGTGACATTTTCTAAAACAATTGGAATATCTCTCTTTTCATTTATTTCATCTACAAGTTCAACTGTTAAATTGTATGATGGTTGAAAATATGGTAGAATTTGTTCGATAATCTGCAATGCATCGTCATTTAATTTTGACATAATACTAAGTTCAAATTGCATATTATATGGAACTGGCATAAATGCCTTTTTAGTTACATTTTCATCTGTAGCACTTTTGACAGTAAAAGTTTGAGTGGTTGTTACTTTTCTGGATGGATCATAGGTTAATCCAGTGAATTCAAAAGACATTCTAGGTAATGTCATAGCGATTGCTTTATTAAGATCTGGAGATTGAGTCAATCTAGCCAAAAACTTTTGAGTTGGACCATATGCTAGGGGAACCTTTAAATCGCTTACAACTTCGTTTGATGAGTTGGTGTGTTTTATTGAAATATTATTAAAAAGAGTTCCAAAGGCTATCACAGTCCTTCTCAAAATTTCGTTGTAAAAATACTCAAACATTTTTAAATTCCTATTATTAAATACTTAATCCTAATAAAATCTATTTATGGAATTCCAAATGGATTGCGCTCTGAGAAATCAATAATTGCATCTGCTTGAGATTCAATATTAGCGTTATCTGAGTATCCATCTTCTGTTGGATTGGTATCTATTAATCTTAGTGCGTAGGAAGCTCCAGACTCTGACCCAACAATATTTTCTTTTATTACAAAAGCACCAGTTACGTTCGCCACTTCTAATATATTTGTGGTTGAGTTCCAAGATCTTACTCTTGCCGTCACACCACTTATGG